AACGGAGCAAAGATCCTTGGTGGGGGATCTGTCCAGACTTTGGTGGAAGGACGTGGAGGTATAGAAATATACTACCACGTGGAGCTAGCGGACGGCTCCAGGGAAGTTGTCTTCCCAGAACTTCTGTCAAAGTTGTCTTCTTATGCGCTGCTTCGCCAGCGCAACGCGGACCTGTTGTCCGCTCTTCGCCTTCGTGCGTTAGAGTGGTGCAGGGGGCACGGCCTTTCGGGCCCTGCCGCTTATATGGCTGTGGTCTCAGCCATTAAGCTCGCGTGGCACGTCTCTCCTTCCGAGCGTAGGCTCAGGGAGAGCGTTATCGGGGAGACACCCACCTTACTCACTTCCCCCTCTTAGGAGGGACCTGTCACGACTAAGGGTCTGTGTGTGGGCCAGCACACTTACCCCCTCTTGGAGGGAGCTACCTTGGTAGCTAGACGTGACATGGTCTGTGGTGAAGTCTGTAAAAGACAAATGCGAGTTGCTGTGCGCACCGGACTGCCAGGTACCTGGGTTCCGGGCGTGCATCTTAACTGCACCCACAACGATCTCTCTGCCCTAGGGCTCAGAGTTCTTGGTCCATTACCACGCCCGGTTGACATGCCTCTGGGACGTAGGTTTCTGGGGGGTTTTAGGACCCTCCAGAGACTTGCGAGGCGTTATAGCGGGGAAAGGTGGACCCACCTCGAAACGGCGGAATCTTATAGTGGTTCTCTCCGCCGTAGATACATCGATGCGGAAATCTCCTTGAGGTTGGATGGTCCTGTGACTAGCAGGGACACCCAACTTAGAGCTTTCCTCAAAGCCGAGAAGCTTCCGGTATCCAAGTTCCAGAAGCCTAGAATGATCTTCCCGAGGTCACCTAGGTATAATTTGGACCTTGCTTCTCGTCTTAAACCTTTTGAGCACTGGTTGTGGGGCTATCTCACTGCTAAGAAGGTTTTCGGCGGTTCGAATACGAGGGTTGTGGCTAAAGGTCTCTCTCCGCGTGGCAGAGCTAACTTGTTAGCTCGAAAGTTTAAAGCCTTCGTGGATTGTGTCTGTTTTGAGGTTGATGGTAAGGCTTTCGAAGCTCATACCTCCCGATCCCAACTCTCCAATGAGCATTCTGTTTACCGTGCTGCCTTTCCGGGCGATGCGGGTTTGAACAGGTTGCTCAGCTGCCAGCTCCGTTTGAGTGGCAGCACTTCTACAGGTGTGAAGTTTTCCCGCGAGGGTGGACGGGCCAGTGGAGATTTCAATACGGGCATGGGTAACACCATAGTCATGCTCGCTTTAGTTACCGGCGTTCTCAAGGGTCGTGTCAAGTTTGACACCCTTGTTGACGGCGATAACGCTTTGATCTTCCTGGAGTCCCGTGATGCCGAGTGGGTTTCCGCAAATTTCCACCAGTGGTGTTTGGATGAGTCGGGACACGAGATGGTATTAGAAAAGCCAGTGTCATACCTCGAGGGTGTCCGTTTTGGACGTTCAGCGCCGGTCTCTCTCGGCCATGGTTTGGGTTATACCATGGTCAGGGAGCCTGTGTCTGTTCTCTCAGGAGCTTTTGCTAGTCACAAGAATCTGAGAGAGGAGCGCTTCGCACGCCGTTGGGTGGACGGTGTTGCGATGTGTGAACTTAGTTTGGCACGCGGAGTCCCCGTGTTGCAAAACTTTGCCCTTGAGGTCCTCAAGAAGACGGCTTCCCCGAAGAAGGTTCCTGTGGAGGAACTGCGTGACTATTTTATGGTCGGGGCTTGGCTTGCGGATGAGAGACATGTTATTCCAGTTAGTGACGAGGCCAGACTTAGCTTCGAACTTGCCTTCGGTGTGTCAGCC